GCAGAAACCGTGACAGTCTTGCCGTCCAGTACGATCTTCTCTTTGACAACGTCGCGCTCAGCTTTGGGCCGACGTGCCAGGGATCGGAGTAGTCCTTTCATCGTAGTCTCCTTGATGAAGAGTTAAGCTCAGCAGGAAGATGGTGAGGGACCGAAGTCCCCCACCTTTATCCTCACGCCTCGCGGGTGATCAACCGCGCGAACTTGACCTGTTTCCGTTCACCGAAGACACGGTCCCAGGAGGTCGCGATGTTGAGGTTGTTGGTCGTCGCCGCGTTGGACGGACCACCGTTCGCCGGAGAACTCGCGCTGAACGCGTGACCGACCGGGTGGATGGACCATTCCGCACGGGAGTGGAGCGTTTCCGAACCACCGCCATTGCCCGAAGAGGCTTGGCGTTCGACTTCCGTCGCAACCTTCGGAGTGCTGACACCCAGCTGAGTGGCACCGGCACCGAAGAGCCAGGTCTCGAACGTTCCGGCGTCGCCAGCCGTGCCGTCGTCGAGGACGGTGCTGGTTCCGCTGGGCATTCCGTCGTCGACGATGACTTCCGAACCCAGGAACACCGGGATCTGCACTTCGCCCCGAGCGTCGGGAATGAAGTCGATCAGGTTGTTCTTCTGCATGCGGTTGTACACAGTCGAGTGAACCATGACCATGGCCAGATCTTCCATGCTGTCGCCCATCGTCACTTTCGCGTCGAGGTAGGCTTCGGCCGAGAAGTTGGTCACGCCGTCAACGAAGGCGCCACCGAGACCACCGGAGATGTCGTTGGCATAGTCGCCAGAGTCGCTCGCACCGTTGTCCTTGGAGACACCCTGCCACGTGGCGATGAATGCCTTCTGAAGACGCCGAGCCCAGTAGTAGGCAACGCGGGAGGCGATGCTGTTCATGGGATCATCACCGGCCAGAGCCGCCGCAAGGTCAGCGCTGTTCCAGCTGTTGTTCCGGCTCAGTCGGACGGCGATCTCCTGTGCGGAGTTGACGTCTTCCGGCTGGGAGTCGAGACCCGTTCCCGGCCAAGCACCGGCAATGGTAGCAGCGATACGGTCGGCGATGTCGTCAGTCGAGACATTATCGGCGTCCGCGTCGATGTCGATCCACGAGGGAACGTTGAAGGTCAGACCGCCACCAGCGAGGAGGCTGTCCATGAGAGCGTTACGTGCCATCGCCCCGGACTGGATCAGGCGAGCCTTCTCCTCCGTGAGCTGCTGCACATAAGGCGTGAATAACTCAGGAACGACAACGTCATCCACCTGAGCAATGTTTACGTTAGCACCAACGGGCATGGGAATCTCCTTCTAGCGGTTGGCTCGTGTGAGGAGCCTAGCACCATGGCCTTGGCTCGAAAAGAAATGGATCAGCAACTCCATGGCTGCTGATCCACATAATAATCCTATGCGCAAGTCGGTGTAAAGTTAGATCCGACTTCTCGCGATTACTTCTTTGCCTGAGGCATCCCACCGCCGACAGTCGTGCCAGCTGCTCGGGCCATCTGGTCGGCCTTCTCGCGTCCCTGCGTGCGGAGAATTTCACCCTGCTTGGTGAGGTTCCAACCGTCGCGGGAGAACGGGTTGCCGGTGCCCGAAGGAACACCACCGGCGCCACCTCGGCCGGAGCCACCTGCGCCACCACCAGTGGAACCAGGGAACCAGTGCGGACGCTTTTCGCCGAACTCGTCGAGCCACAGACCAGCATCAACGCCAGGAGTGACACCAACATCGGACTTCGTAACAATCGCGCCGTCGTCATCGCGGATCTCGAACATGCGATCGGCCAGCATCAGGGCATCCTCGTGGGCTTCTGGGATAACCTTCTTGTTGACCAGAGCCTTGCGGACGTGGTCGTGGATAAGCCGGGTGCGTTTCTCGCCCAGGAGGGCATCGCGTTCCTGGAGCGCTTTCTCGTACTCGGTCTTGAGGGTGTTGACCTGCCGTTCGAGAGGAGCCGTGCGGGACTGGAGAGTACCGTTGACGCGTCGTTCAACCATCTCCTCGATAGCGTTCTCGTCGAGCTTGCCAGCCGCAGCTGCCTCGAGTTCGGGGACACGGTCCAGAATGGACACGACGTCCTCGTGCTTGAGGTCGCCCCACATGCCAAGCTGCTCGCGAGCCGCCTTGTGCTCGTCGCGCTCCTTGCCGAGTGCGGTCTGCAACCGGTCGATATCTGCTTGGGTCTTGACACCGACGATACCGGTCAGCTCGTGCTTTCCGTTCTTCTCGGTGTAGAGGTCTCGGTACTGTTCGGGAATGTCGTCGAGAGTTTCGTGTACTGCTTGAAGAGGCATCTCTTCTTCTCCTGTTTTCTGCGGCCATGCCGCTTTGGAAGCTGCACCATTGCAGCTGTGGTGTAGATACTAGCTCGAAATTGTGTCTACAAGTGTGGACCAAAAGCGTTCGCGATTGTTCTGTGGCCGATACACTCGAGCACCGGGCGACGTGAGACCTTGGATGAGTTCTTCGAGGGCATCGCCAAATTCAGATGCAGTACAACCACCAAGGCCAACCGGAACATTGGGACCACCCATTGCCTCTATGAAATCGGATTTATCTGTCACGCCACTTGCTATGAGAACCAAGGCCAGAATTTGACGGAGCGCATCGCGCGCACCGAACAGACCCGGACCTCGGTTATCCCATATGGCCTTCGCGCTAGACCGTATCGAGAAAGGTGCTGAGAGCTGTGAGCTCCGTCTGAACTTGCGCCGTCAGAGAAATGATGTCTGACATGGCGGTCGCGATGGCTTGGAGTTTCTGAAGAAGGGTCATATCGGTGTTCCTTCACACTTGGTCCATGTTACGGCACGATTGCCACGTGTATCTTGAAAGATCATAAACTGCACGCATACTCCCTTTGGAGTAAAGAACGGATCACCGATTGTCCGGATCTTAACACCAGAAATTGGCGGTAGACCAGCCATGCGTAGATCGATACACCCGATCTCTTTGAAAGTCATTTGAGCCACGAACAGTGGTTCGTTGTCGGTCTCGAACGCGGTCCGAACACTTTGAAGTCCGACCGTTTCTGTCTCGAGACAAAAAGCATTGACCGCGTACTGGGTCTGGGCAAAGGATGCACCACACAAGGAGAAAAACAACATCACACTGAGGATCATGCTTTTCATAGGAAGTCCTCCGGGTCGAGACCGGCAGCGCGGAATGCACTCGCCTCTCTTCTCGCCAATGAGGACAAGGGTATCTCGTCACCCTGCCGATTCACAAACTTCTTCAGAGTGAGATCACCATTGCGGAATAGTTTGCCCCGAGTTGGCCCAAGGATGTCGTCTTGGAACTCTGCACTCTGGCGCGTGAGCCATTGCTGATAGGATACGTTGGCATCGATGGTGCCGGTCTTCTGTCTGATACGCTGCCGGGCGAAGCTGTCGAACTGACCCTTGTGCCCTCGCGGGAGACCGGCTCGGTTGGAGGCTTGCGTGCCATTGGCACGGTTGTATTCTCGGACGAGCTCTTGTTCTGTAACCGGCTTCTGCGGTCTATCGCCAATAGCCTTGCCATCGATAGCAGCAATTCGAGTGCTCCTGCACTGGATGTGCAAAGGCGGGATTGGACCTTCTCCCACTGGGAACTTCTCGCCATCGAGACTGCGGCATATTGGCGTTGTGCGACTGTCCAGTGTCGCAACATAAACCTCCTCACGGATTATATCCCCGTTGTCAACATAGAACTCACGTTTGGCTTGATTGGAAACGGCATTGACGGCGGTGCGGGTAATTGCCGCAGCTTGACGACGGGTAATCTCAGTGACACCATTACGTCCTCGTTGTCCTACCGTGCCAACAACCCTACGGGCAATTGCTGCGCTTGACTCGCCCTGTGTGACGCCGATCTTGATTGCCTGTTCAATGCGGGCGAGGTCCGCTCGCTTGATATCCTTGGCCCAGTCCTTGAGGACCTTTCCCTCGAAAGGCTTCGTCGTTGCCAGGCTCGTTAAGGTAGCCACGTCAGGGATGGCAAGGTCGAGCAGGACAGGAGAGACCGTTTTGAGAGCACCAGCCATAAATGCTGGCTCAGCTTTGGCTACTTCGATGATCTCCCGCCGCCAAACCTCAGCGGACTTCTTCCAGGCATCATTCCGAATTGCCGTGATAGTCTTGAGCAGAGCATTGAGTCTTGTGGTGGATTGGTTCTTGCGCAACCGGCGACGGATCTGTTCGGAGATATCCTTTTCCGTTGCATCGAGAATGTCGATAATCTCTTTCTGGATGGAACCGGACACACGCAACAATCCGATCTGATGGCGGATCACTGCATCGAAGAATTCTTCGTTGACGTTGTCCGGAATTCCAACATGCTTTGAGACGGCCATTAGTGACCTCGCTCCATCCTCAGTAGTTCGGCCTCCAACTCATGAGCCGACCTTGTGTCTCCGGCAGGTACTCTGATGCACCACTCGCACGGAATATTATCAGGTGTCTCACAGTAGCCTGGACCATGGCACATGGTAAAGCCTACACCGTCATCCTCAGCTTCCAGCTGTGCTAGCTCGATTGCCTCAAGCCGGTCTCGGACAATCCTCACGTCGGTGCCACAATAATCGACAACGACGCCGCAACTTGGGCTGACCCAACCGGGACAACCGCGTTGACCCAAACATCTGTCAGTGGTGGGAGGTAAAGAAATGGCTCACGAGGGACAGAGAACAATCCAGCCGGCACCGATTTGAATTCTTGTTGGATAACGGTCGGCGTGAATGGAGGAGTCAACGTTGCCATGTTATTTCTGGTGTACAGACGAAGGTCTGCAGCCTTGTTACTCTCCACAGAAAGAACCAGCGTCGAGACAAGTGCCTGTTGGTCAGAGCCAGTGGTCCAAGACAAATGAAGCGTTGAGCCCAAGCCAGCTGGGAGGTAGATGAGCTCATCCAGATCTGTCTCGTTCTCAATAACCATGTCACCAATGTTGGTACCATCGTACAGACCAACCTCGATTGGTCGTACACGGTAGATGCGCCACCACGTTTCAGTGGACCAGTCAGAGGCAGCAGCGCCAGCTGGGATTAGTGTTTCAGAACCGGAAGTCCCATCACCCTTGACACCAAAGATCTCAACGGAACGGGCACCATCCCCACCAGCTGCGTCCGCAGCGTTGCCACCCGCTTTGACCCGCACCCTTTGTGCTGAGGTTGGAAAGATGAAGAGTCCACCCTGGTGTTGGATCCCCTCTTCAGTGGTTCCAACCGCATTGTTCGATCCGTACTTGAAGACGCTGTCCAGCAATTCACCATTCGGCTGACGCGCTCGCCCAAAGCCAAGATCAACTTGAAATTCTCTTGATTCTACGCGGATATTTGCCATCTATCTCGTCTCGATAAAGTCTATGTGGAGGTGCGACACTTGTGCGCCGCCACTTTGGTTGGTGAGCTTCAGATAGTACGTCGTTGCGGTAGCAAGACGCCAAAACACATTGAGCGCCGCAGCGCCTCCCCCGGCTTTGTTGCCCTGGCCACCTGGAATCAGCAAGTGGTCTAATTCAGTGCCATCGTTTGACAATGTTGGATTTTGAAATACCGTGACCGTGCTGACGCCGATGTTGGCACGGTTGCGGCAAATCGGAGTGAATGGTGTTCCATTCGCGGTGACAGTTGGATTCTCAAAGAATTCAAGAGCTGAGTCCCCACCGAGTTCACCGTCATAGACCAAATCGATTCCCACTGAACCCGTTGTGAACAGAAGACCGAGAAACCCATTATTCGCCAAGGACGCATCTTCAACATCAGCTGAAAATAACAACCCTCGAGTCATCGCCGCTGCTACGGTTGAAGCGTCGTATCCACCAAATCCAGCCATGGCTACGCATCCTCATCCGGGTCTTCATCCGGGTCGTCTTCCTGGTCTTCCTCTGGAGCCGTGGTGCCAATACCGAGAAGCTGCTCCTCCTCGATCTTGGCGATCTCCTCCTCGAACTCGAGGTCCGTCATGTCCTGATCTTGGAGCCAACGGTGGATGGTCTCGACGGAGATTGGTGCCCCAAGGTTCTTGGCAGACATCAGCTTGACCAAATCGTCTGGTACGAACGCGTCGTCCACGAAGTCGAGATTGGGAGTGACGACGACCTGGTTAGGGTCAGCACCGATCCACACAGCAATCTTCTTCAGAGCGTGCTCCAGGCCGAAGGCTCCTGTGAGGGCCAGCCGGTTCAGGGTTGCCGTACGAGCGGCCACGCGGATAGTGAGAGCGTCTCCACTCTCCTTCTGGCGGGACGTCGTATCCAGCAGCTGACCGCCTTTGGCAGACGCACGGTTGTAGTCGTTCTCGAGCGCTGACCGCTGCTCGCTGATGCCAGCATTGCTGACGCCGATGTACTTGGCATCCCCACCGGTCGGTATGTCGATCCGTCCACCGGCTCCGACCCGGAGGCTGTCCTCCGTATCGCCGAGTCCGATTGTGATCAGTGTGTCTTGGCCCTGCATGAACAGGTTCTGGCGATAGTCCGCCTCACCCCGATAGATGGTCAGGACAAGGTTGGAAATGCCCAGGAGAGGTGGGACGTCCGGCGTCGGAACGACATCGCACGAGTTGATGAACGTGAACGGGATAGCGTTGAGGGTCTGTCCCCTGAACGACGGCTCGATGAGATCCGTCTCATTGAACGTGATGTCGTTCTCACGGAACACGCCGACCCGGTATGTCCCCAAGCCTTGCGGCTCGTTCTCGTCCACCTCGCCGAGGATGAGGATCCGATATTTCTTCTTCTCCTCCCACTCGAACTCCGCGTCGCGTTCGAATTCGCTTTCGTCCAATGCAACGAAGTTGAGGTTCTCCACCTCGATGCCATCGCGACGACCTTCGTCCCAGTTGATGATGTCTTCGGCTTCGTACAGAGCGATGTACGGCAGATCGCTGAGGGTGGTCGTAGTGGCCGCAGCCTGGACCGCTGTGTTCGTAGGAGACGGTGTCTGAGGCAGGTCGGCCAGCAAGCCACACCGGCCAGTGACCAGCTGCTCCTCATTGATCCGACGAAGCAACATCTCCAGGGATTCGTTCCGGAGGGTCGCCACTTCACGGAGCGGCTCCATCACTTCAGGCAATTCGATAACCGGAGGCTTGTGGTGCATCACACCAATCATGGCCTCAACGGCTTCCTTCATCAGATCGGGAACGACGGCTCGTCCCTTGTATGCTTGGTATGCCTTGTATCCCGGAGCACGGTCACTCAGCATGCCATCTGCTGCCATACCCGAGGTCGGGAAGAGATACGTGATTCCCTTCTCCTTGACCTGCTGCTCACCCTCGTGCGTGTCGCGGCACTGGATCCAGCGGTCAAGCATGTCGTTGTAAAGCGGATGTTTGCTATCTACAGCCATCAGTACATTCCTGTCGTTGTTCCGGTGCCAGCTTGATTCCCGACAACGCGAATTCGGTAGCGGACCTCATCACCGATGTGGTCCTCTGCATCTGAGTCTACGTCATCCGGGTCTTTCTCGCTACGAGGAAGAACTGGCACAGTGCGGATAAATTGATCGCAGTTGTCGAATACGAACAGACCCGGCTTCTCTCGAGGCACACCATCCTTGGGCTGTGCATCACGGATCATCTTGCGCATGTGCTCCCAACCGGTCTTCCTTGAGCCAGGACGCTTGTCCGCTGTCGTCCATTGGATACCTGGCAGCATCTGTCCGTTGTCCATGCGAATCTTCTTTGCCATGTCCAGGCCAATGCTCATTCCATTCTCAACGCCAAAGATGGAGGAGTCAGCTGGCCCAGCAAGCACCCTCCGGTTCGGGAACATGATGAGCTCGCGCTCCTTGATCCCTTTGGCAATGTCGATGGCCAGCATCTTGAGACCCTTGTTCGGCTGTCCGTTCCAACCATACCACTCAGCGATACGGAACAGGTCGCCTCGTACGGTGCTGCGCCATTGTCCGTCTGCTGCCTGATAGTCCGTCCCGTCAGACTGAGCCCACCAGCCAACCGAGAAGGGTGCCGACGAACCCCAGTCGAAGGAACGGTCGACCCTCCAGGAGCCGGGAACCGGGAACCGTGGTACGATGTTCTTGTGCTGGTCCCATACGTCGTCGAACATCCCACCCGACACGATGTCCCACGATCCTTCGAGCCACGCGGCCAGCTTCGCCGGGTTGTCCGCTTGCTGCTTGAGCTGAGCAATGTACTCGGGTTGTGCTGTTAGGAGAATGGTGTTCTCCCAGATCGTTCCCTTGATGGTGAGCCATGTCAGTCGCTTGGTCTCTGACTAGACAGTGAGCGGATTGTCGATCTTGTACGTCTAGCGCC